TAATTCAGTGAGTAAAAAAGCATACTCTGGTCAGGACGGTATTAACGTTGTTGTCTGCGGGTATGAAAAAGTATGGTTGGAATGGCAAGACAGAGGGAAAGGTTCTTCTGCTCCTGCTAATATCTACTCAGCGGTAGATAAACCATCCAACGCAGTACGTGGAGATGACGGAAAATTCCGTCTTGAAAGTGGTAACTATTTAGAAGAATGTGCAAACTTTTATGTGCTTCTTTTAAATGGAGGAGTAGCTCCAGAACCTGCAATCATATCAATGAAAGCAACGCAGTTAAAAGCTGCGAGAAGTTGGGCTTATAGTTTGAAGAATGAGTTCATTCAAAATCCAAAAACAAAAAAGCTTTTCTTGGCTCCTTCCTGGTATCGTGTTTACAATTTAAAGACAATCAAGCAATCTAACGACAAAGGTACTTGGTATGGATGGGTTGTTAACAAAGAGGATTTCCTCGACAACGAAGGAACATTTGATATGGCTGCGAACTTCAACGAGTCAGTCAGAAAAGGTATTGTTAAACCTAAGTATGATGACGAAGCGGATAGTTCAAATAGTTCTGAGGATATTCCTTTTTAATGAACCAAAGGGTCTCTCAATTTAAAGAGATCTTTTCAGGGTTGGAGCGTGCTCATGGTGTGTTCCAACCCAATGGAAAGGTCAAGGAAAATGGTAAGCGTGAAGGTGACGCCTGGATAAATAAGAAACCTGTAGAAGATATTCTATGGGAAAATCATTTAGCCGGTGAGTGGCCTAGCCTTGGTATTATTCCTATCAATGAAAAAAATGAATGTCGTTGGGTTGCCATTGATGTTGACGAATACCCTATTGATCATGCAAATATTGTTAAGACCTTAAAAGAAAAAAAATTACCTTTTATAACTGCTGTTTCTAAAAGTGGGGGAGCACATTTATTTTTATTTTTTAAAGAACCTATTCCTTCTGAATTAGCCCACAACAAAATTAAAGATCTTGCTTCTCGATTAGGTTATGGCGGATGCGAAACTTTTCCGAAGCAACCTAACCTTGGTAAAGAAGCTACAGGAAATTTTCTTAACCTACCTTATCACAATGGATTAAATTACAGTGATCGCTTTGCTCTTAGCGATGAGGGTAACGGTTTAACTCTTGATGAATTTTTAGAAGATGTAGAAAAAAAATCTTTAACAAAAGAAGATTTTGAAAACCTAGCAGTAACATCAAAAAAGCAAGTAAAATCGGCATTTTCTGACGCTCCCTTTTGTATTGAAGCGTACCTTGATGAGAATAAAAAAGTACAACAAGGCAGCAGAGACAACATGTTGTTTCATTATTCTGTCTTTGCAAAGAAAAAATATGGAGAGAATTTTGCAGAAGAAGTTCAAAAGTTTCATCACAATTATTTTGAAGAGCCTCTTGCTCCCGCTCAAATAGATAAGATTATTAAGCAAGTAGAAAAAAAAGATTGGGGTTATAAATGTAATGATCAACCAATGTGTTCCTTTTGTAATAAATCAAAATGCAGAGTTAGAAAATATGGTATTGGTGAGACAAACGAAGTATCTGATATTGATAATGTATTTCAGTATGGTGATGGACCTGAAACAATTTATGAGATGACAGTTAATGGAGAACATAAATTAGTTGTGTCGCTACAAGAAATGTATGAACAAAATAAATTTAGAATGCAGTGTCTTGCTAAAATAGCAATGATGCCACCTAATATGAGAAGAGGTGATTGGGATCAATTCATCCTAGGTATTGTTTCTAAAGCAGTGAAGGTGAAGGAATTTGAAATGTCTCCTGTTGGCAGATTAAAAAATTATCTTACAAAATTTATTGTTAACCAGGGTAATGCTTTAGGTATGGATGATATTGTTAATGGTTCTTGTTACACAAGTGAAGAAGAAAGTAGAGTTTTCTTTAGGCTCGATCAGTTTCAAGAGTATATGAGAAATAAAAGATTACCTCAGATAGATGAAAACAAATTAGGTATTTATCTACGAGAGATGGGTGCGGACAGTACAAAAAGAAAACTTAATGGTAAACCAGGGCTTCTTGTTTGGTATGTTCCTTCTGAAGGATTTAGTAATTTAATTAATAAAATAGATCAAGAAGAGATTGAAAGAACGGAGCTCGAACCATTTTAGATAACGTCTATAAAATTATAGGTCCCCCTGGCACAGGGAAGACAACTACTCTTTTAAATATTGTAGAAAAAGAATTGTCCCTGGACCGTGAGCCAGATAGGATTGGCTATTTTTCTTTTACAAGGAAGGCCACTAGCGAAGCTGTTAACAGAGCTGTAGATAAATTTAGTATTGATAAGAAAGATTTGAAATGGTTTAGGACCTTACACTCTTGTGCTTATCATTGGTTGAACTTAAAAAGTGTTGATATTATTGGTCAATCTGACTTTGTAGAATTCTATAATGAGTCTGGTATAGACCTACATAACAGTGTTCGGTCTAAAGATTCTATGATTGGAGAAGAAAGTAATGGGTTTCATTTATTAGATTTATACAGGGTCAAAAACTCTAGTATTGAAAAAGAATTATATCTATCAAAGCTTCATGTAAAAGGTGGTCTTAATAGATTATTACAGGCTGATAAACTCTATCGTGTTTTTAAAAAAAGAAAAGGTGTAATGGATTTTACCGATATCATTGTGAAGTTTAATCAAATTAATCAGTCTCCTAAACTAGGAATTGTTATTATTGATGAGGTCCAGGATCTTAAACCTATTGAATGGGACATGGTCAATATCATGATGAAGCAAGCAGAGAAAATTTATTTAGCCGGTGACGATGATCAAGCCATCTATGGATGGAGTGGTGCTGATGTATCTAAACTAATTAATTTAAAATGTAATGTAGAAGTTTTGAAACAATCATATAGAATACCAAACAAAGTATTTTATAGAGCGAATAAATTAATATCGAGAATAAATGATAGAATTCCTAAAGAATGGAAACCAAGGGAGGTAGATGGGCAAATGCGAACTGCTAATTTTCAGGGCTTAGATTTATCAAAAGGAGAATGGCTGATACTCGCAAGAACAAATTACTACATTAATGAAGTTGCTAAAAGCTTAATGCAACAAGGTATCTTTTTTGAAAAGAATAATTCTTTATCTATTAGTGAGTCAACTATATTGGCTTATCGTTCTTGGATGAGTTTACAAGAAGGCAATAGTATTTCTTATGATCAAGTAAAAAATCTTTATCAATATATACCGACAGGTAAGTTAGGTATTAAAAGAGGAATGAAAAAACTAACGGGTGCAAAGGAAGATCAGAGATATTCTTATGAGGCATTATCAAAAGATTGGGGATTGAATGTTGAACTTAATGCCCCCTGGGATATTGTTCTACAAAGGATACCTGAATACGAACGTATTTACATGCGAACTATTCAAAGTAGAGGGCACGACTTGGATAAAAAAGCGAATGTAAAACTATCTACGATACATGGTGCCAAGGGTGGAGAAAGTCAGAACGTCGTTGTGTTTTCTGATATATCCAAAAGAATTTATGATAACATGTGGGGAAATAGAGACGATGAAAGAAGAGTTTTTTACGTAGCTATGACAAGAACTAAAGAAAATTTATATTTAATACCTTCTAGTTCCCAATATCAATTTGAGGAAATATTTATATGACAGAAGAAAAGATTATAGATCCTTTAAAAAAAACAGATCAAAAGATTTGGAGACTTCCTAGCTTTCCTGACGTTACAAACATTAAACAAGTAGCAGTTGATTTGGAAACATATGATCCTAGGATCAAAGATTTAGGACCAGGCTATGCATCAGGAACAGGTTATGTGGTAGGTGTAGCAGTTTCTTTTGAAGGTTTTGATGGATACTTTCCCGTTAAACATGAGCGAGGAAGCAATCATTCTGAAACCGCAGTGAAGAATTGGTTAAAAGATTTATTTAAACAAGACCCAATTGTTATATTTCATAATGCTATTTATGATTTAGGTTGGCTTCGTCGTTGGGGTGTTGAATGTAATGTATCAAAAATTTATGACACATTATTAGCTGCTCCTCTTGTTGATGAAAATAAATTTAATTACAAGTTAGATTTTCTAGCCAAGGATTATTTAGGGGAGAGAAAAGAAAGCAATCTTCTAGAGGAATTTGGTAAAGAGCATGGCTTCCGGGCTATTGAAAATATGCACTTAGTTCCTTCTAATATTGCAGGTATTTATGCAGAGCAAGATACAAGGTTGACTTATAATCTTTGGGAACATCTTCGTATAGAAATACAAAAACAAAATCTAGTTGACGTGTTTAATTTGGAAACAGAATTGCTTCCTATTTTATTTGAAATGAAATGGAAAGGTGTTCGCTTTGATATAGAAAGAGCAGAAGAAACTAAAAAGTTTTTTAATCAAGAAGAAAAAAAGATTTATAAAAAAATTACAAAAGAAACAGGCGTCAAGATTGATGAAGCTAGTATCTATACTCCTAGTGTTTTACAAGAGGTATTTGAAAAACTTGGAGAGAAGTTTGCTACAACAGAAAAGAATAAGCAAATTAAAATTGAAAAGGATGCTATGCTCGATAGTGAAAATCCTTTGATTAGAGATATAGCTTTAGCAAGAGAATATAATAAAGCCTATACCACTTTTATTGATTCTTATATTAAGTTCGCAGTTAATGGTAGGATTCATGCAGATATTAATCAGTTAAAGAAAGAAGATAATAGGGGCACGGTCAGTGGTCGGTTGTCCATGAGCTATCCGAATTTACAACAGGTTCCTTCTCGTAATCCTTTGGTAGCATCTAAGATACGATCTCTATTCTTACCAGAAGAAGGGGAACAATGGGCCTCTTTAGACTATTCTCAACAAGAGCCTAGACTCCTTGTACATTATGCCAAAAAACAGGGTTTAGAAGGCGCTGACACCATGGTTAAGTTCTTTGAAGATGGAAAGGACTTTCATCAAGTAACTGCAGAAATGGCAGGTATTTCTAGAAAAGAAGCTAAGACAATAGGATTATCTTTAATGTATGGTATGGGTATTAAAAAACTAGCTGCGGATCTAGAGTGTACCGAAGAACAGGCAAAATTATTGAAGAAAAAATATAATTCAAACGTAAGTTTTTTAAAAAATATCGTAACAAAAGCGACTAGATATGCGTCTAATCAAGGTTTTATTACAACCTTAATGGGAAGAAAGTGTCGCTTTAATCTATGGACAAGCAGAGACTTTAATAACAGAAAAGTTTTCTCTGAGGAAAATGCTATAAAAGAATGGTCCTGGAATGAGATTGAAAGAGCTCATACTTACAAAGCATTAAATAGATTAATACAAGGTTCAGCAGCAGATCAAACCAAACAAGCCATGGTGAATCTGCGGAAACAAGTAGGGGTTATTCCTATGATTCAAATACATGACGAGCTCAATGTCTCCGTAACCAATGAGACCCAGGTAAAAGAGATTAAAGAGATAATGGAATCTGCTGTTGAACTAAATGTACCTGTAAAGTGTGAAGTTAAAATAGGAAAAAATTGGGGAGAAGCCGAATGAGAATAATATATCAAAATGGAGAACTTAAACTCAGCCTAACAAAACAAGAAATAAAACATATTGTAGATAACTCTGGTAGTCCAGTGACTATGGATATTAAAATGTTGAAAGTCCTACATGAAGACATATCTGATTGTGTCAAAGCACATTGGTCTAATGTGGAAGTATGGCAAGCTATAGAAGAACATCTAGCGTCTCAAAAAAGCATAAGTAAAAAAGAAAAATAAACATTATATTCTCTGTCGAAATGGAGAAAAAATAATGTTTAACTTAACCAATAAAGCAAAAAATCATTTCTTAAACTTCTTCAAACAAGAAGATAAAGATGAGTCAATAAAAGAATTCTGCCAATCAGAATATAAAAAAGATTGGTATGCAGCTTATAGATTTTTTAAAGAAGAAGGTCAGTTCCCTAATTTTATTAGAAGAACTCTGTAAGAAAAGGGGCTAATGCCCCTAATCTTATTTAACTTCTGTAGTGTATCTCTTACCGTTCCAGGTAAATTCTTTTGCACCTTTTTTTCTAAAGTGCCTAAATGCTTCATTAAAAGAAACACCGCCTTTGGATACTCCCACATTAAAATTTTTCTTTTCGACATTAGATCCTGCTTGAGCAGTTGATGTCTTTGTAGTTGCCTTTTTACCACCCATACCTGCTTTAGAAGAAGACTTCTTTGCAGAGGCTAGATTAGCCATCGTTGCTTCTTTTCTCTTCTTAAAATCAGATATTGCTTTATTTCTTTCGCCTCTTGTGACTTCTCTTCTCTTAGCAGTCTTACCTACTATATCACTATCTTTCATGATTTTGCTTTTCTCACCAGGATTCTTCTTGCCTGCTTGATATCCTCTACCAGGAGTGCCTCTAAAAGTTCTTTTGTTTGCCATTGTATTACCTCTTATGCGTTTGCTACTACTTCAGCCAGGGCTTCACAACGCACTGGCGTTTGACTGTGCCATCTCGAATCCTGCATTTCTAGTGACGCTTGTTTTTTATCACCATCTGATAATGCTTTCCACATCTTCTTGAACTTCGAGACACCTGTTTTTCCTAATTGAAAAACCATCTCCACAATAACATGCTCAATAACTTGAGGCAATCTTTTATCCCCTCTATAATTTTCTGATATTAGTTGTTCTGCTCCTGCACAAGCTCTATTTAAATCTATTAAAAATAAATCTTCTATTTCATCTACTGATATTTTAATACCTTCTTTAAACCTTTGTCTTTCATGTGGTTGTACAAGGTGGCCGATTCCTATCGTGGCTTTTCCCAAGGTATCTAGGTAAACAGTATCTACACAACCTTCATGGTCGCGTATTCTCGCTTTTAATTCGTCAGTAATTTTAATTGTATTCATTATGATCCTATACCCCAATGTTCTTCATGAGGGTCTTTGGCGTCCTTTCTTTTAACTATTAATTTAATTAGTTCTAATATCTTTTTCATCGCATATCAACACCAAAAACTCTTTCAAGTTCTGATAGTTGGTTTTTTGCATTGTTAATACCTGAATTAAACATATTAGTATTGTTTACTTGGTTTTGATTGATTAGTTCTTGCATCCTTGCTTCAGGACTTTGATAGTCAGAAACTATTTCAAACCCTGCAGGTATTGCAGAAGGTATCCCCATTCCTGCACCCGCTTGATATCCTGATCCAGGCATTCTTACAAATCTATTATCAAACACTCTTGGAGCACTTGTGATACCTGTGGCAGGTAGCCCTCTAAAAGAATCACCTGTAACTGAAGAAGCAACAGGTGTTGAAACTCTATCTAAATTTTGTTTAATTAAATCTGCTTGTTGTTTAGCAGTCATTTGTTCTCTTTCAGTAAGAGCAATATCCTGTAGTTCAGGATCTTTTAATATACTTAATTTATGATTTGAAGGATTTGCAATTTTTTCTTTTTGAACATCTGTTAAAGCACTTATCTTTTCACCAAGTTGTTGTCTTTTTTGATCAACAGTATTTGATAAATCTTTAAATGCATTAACAGCTAAACCAAATAATCCACCGGAACCTAAATATTGTTGTGCTGCTTGACCCACACCTTGTGCAAGACTACCTAATCCAAAACCAATATCCCCCATAACTTCTCTTGTTGTAGGACCATATTGTTGAACTAATCTTTGTCTCTCTTGCTCTAACGTTCTAGGAGCATCTAGCTTCATTTGAGTGACACCTGTAACACGACTTCCTGTATCTGTATAAACAGGCTTTGTGTATAGGTTTTTGAATCGCTGAAGTTCATCAGCTTGCGTCATCCTTCTAACTGCTCTGTCATCAGAGACATCTGGTCGAGATGGAAAGAATTCTTTACGGCCTCTAGCAGCGTCTAAATCTCTAGCAATATCTGCTCTACTTGTTCTAGCTCTACTAATATTCGCTCTTGTTTGTGCTGCTCTACTAGTCGGTGCCATTTTAATCTAATCCTGCAATTACCCTATTAGTTGGGTCTGTTATTGTTCCTTGCCTAAATCTAGCATCTACATTAGCGTTTGTCGAGCCTTGTCCTTGGACCGTCGGCCCTTGTCCGGTGACCACGGATCCTGGACCAGTGTTAGTTGCCTTTGATTGAACTTCTGGTGGTATGAACGAAGGTTCTTGTTTCTGTTCTTGGTAGAACGAAGGAGGAATTGATAAATCTATGTCAAGATTATCCTCTATAGTTTTACCTATGTTATTTTGATAAAATTCAATAATTTTTGGTAATGCTTCAAATATAGTCGGATTAATTGTTCTTCCTGTATTTTCTTCTAGTTTCATATAGTTTTGAATGAACTTATCTATCGTTCCTTTAGTTGGTAAAGAGGGAACATATTCTCCTGTTTCCAAAAATCCTCGATCATTTCTAGTTAGTCTTTTATATTGTCTATCTAATTCAACTCTATCAATATCTAGAGTTTTTAAAGCATTCACATCTTGATAAAAGTTTTTATAAATTTCAAATCTTCTAAGTTCAGAGCCAATATACTGTTCTATAATTTCAGCAGGAGTTATTTCCCCTCCTCTTAATACGTCCGCTGTAAAAGTTGTTTGTGCCTTACTTCTTAAATCTTTAAATTCACTAAATATAAAAGGTGCAGCTCTATCTGGATCTGCCTTCTGCACTCTGTATCCAAAGATACCTAAGGCTTCGTCTTTTAAATCATAAGTTCTACCAAATTTATCTGTCTTATTTTGAGCTGACTGAGCAATTCTTGTTCCTGCTTTGTAAGAACCAGGAATAAAAGGATCTACTATATGCATTGTTCCTTTATATAATTTTTCTCCAACAGGATCCTCTTCGTTCCACACAGGTCTATCACTAGCATCTCTACCTCTTCTCAAGGTTAAGTCTATAAAAGCCTCTGCAAAAATAGATTCTGATACAAAAGGTGCAGCTAATTCAGCCATAGACTTTATCCCTGCGTCAAATAAAGATTTATTAATTGACTCCTCAGTTGCTTCTCCTTTTGCTACTTCAGCAAACATCGTTGTGACAGGACGAACTAACTGATCATATGGAAAAATATAACTTAAATCTGCATATTCTAACTTTCCGTTTTTATCTCTACCTGCTGCCATTAACAAACCGTTTTCAGACCAAGAAGGAACGATACGACGAAGAGCCTGCATTTCTTCTTTCGTTGCGTCATATAATTGATTTCCTAATTCAATTAAACCAGCAGGAACAACTGTAGCAGTAGTTAAAGTACCTAATAATCTTCTTGTTCCTGTAGCTTTAAATCCAGGCGTAATTGCTTCTCTTGCTCCTCTTTGAATAGTATTAATACCTGTTCGA